TGTGGCGCTTGTGGCTCTACCGCCTCCACCGCTGCCGAGTCCCATGTTGAGGAACTGAACGAGGATATTCTTCATAATCATGTCGTCGTGGTGCGAGACTGATTCCAAGGCGTTAACCAAGTTTCCTTCGGGCTTAGCGAATCCGACCTTAAGAGAAGGTGGACGCACAATGTAGCTGTACTCGTTGGTGCGGAGGTTACGAGCCATTTCGTGTGCGAGCTTCTTATCCTGTGTACTGGCACCGGCTTGGATTTCAACGTCGGGGATGCCGATACCGTGACGCTCTTTCTGAATAGCGTCAATCTTGTACAGAGTCGTCTTATAGAACCAATTTTGGTAAGACGATCTAAGAATGCTCTCGCCTTCAAGACCCGCCTCTTCGCCTTCAAACGTAAAGATGACAAGCTTCTCAATGGGAATCTTAACCTTCTTGACGTTACCCGATTTATTCTGTGCGTTCTGCGTGATACCCTCTGGCCCACCGTTATCGTCGTAATCAAACGATGCGATGGTGGCAGCGGGACGGAAGCCGAGCTTACGGAGCATCGTGTACTTCTTGCGGTTAGCTGTGGGCTGTGCAAGCTTAGGTGCCCACTCGCGCAATTCATACACAGGCTCAAAGACGGCGTTACCGTTCTCCAACGCTGTCAGAGCGTTACCGAGGTTAATTAGCCACGGAACGGTCGGAGCTTGGAAAAGGTTAAACCCAACGAACTCGGCGACAACCTGGCCTTCCGGTGTTTCATCGAAAGGCTCGATATAGAACTCTGCACCGAGAATGGGCGCTTTACCAGCTCTAAGAGATGAACGCACGGAAGCGTCACTACGCTTCATCTTCTTGTACGTTTGAACCTGCTGAAGCCGCGTAGCTAGCTCAGGGACAATCTCTCTGATTGCGCCCTGGTTCTGTGACCCAATCTCGCTGTACGAGTTAGGTGGCGGAGACTCCGCAGGCTTGCTCTCGTAGGAAGTGCCCGTAACCTGCTTACGAGGTTCCTTAGCTAGTGTAGGTGTAAGCGCCACTAAAAGCCTATTCGGTTACCAAGCGAGATACCGGTGTTATGGGTGAAGAACCCCGCTGCCTCTGTCTTGGCATACTCGCCAGAATATACGGACTCAAGTGTAATGCCCTGTCCCATGACGACAAAGTGGTTAAAGAAGTAACGCAGCGCATCAGGGCCGTGGTCGTCGTAATCGTGCTGCCCAGGACGCTCGTTGTGACCCTCTTTAAGCTCTTTAGCTCGCAGGGTCTTCATCTGCCTGATAAGGTGAATACAGCTAGGATCAATGAACAGTTTGGGCACTCCACCCTCTTGTGGCTTAAGCCAACGCTTGATCGCTTCGACGCCAGCAGACCAACCACCTTCAACGTCTTCAGCGTAGATATGACCAAGAACGAGCTTTAGCGTTTCGATCTGGTCACGCCCGCGAGGATCGGCGAACATGGCGTTAACGTGGTAGCCGTCTGGATTTTCTCTGTTCTTCATAATCCAGCCATGCTCCCATGTACTCTTACCGCTGACTTGGTACTCACGCCACACGTACACGTTGTCTTCGGGATCGACCATGATATCGAGGACAACTGTGGGGTCGTTGTATCCGAAGTCCCACGCCTGATAGTTGCGGAAGTTGGGATTAAACGTCATAGGCCGGACATGCACCATTTCGTTGAATTCAGGGTAAATCTGGCCTGCAAAGGTAGTGAACTCTGCACCGTACTCTTGCAGCCAATACTGCTCAGAGACTTGTGAGTGCAACCGGATCATTTCCGGGTCTTCCATGCCTAGCGGGAAGACAGCAGCGTTAGTCCACGTTGGGAACTGCCAACTGATAAAGTCGGGGAAGTCAGGATGCTGCCCCATATCGTAAAGACCCTTGTACCAGTTGAATCCCTGTGGAGTGCTTGGGAAGTCAGCACTGCCGCGCTTGTCAGACAGCGCAGGCTCAATGTACATCTGCCAAGTACTCATCTTGTGCTTAGCAGCCTCAGACATGATTACGTGGGATAGACCTTCACCGACGAGGCTTTCCTGCTTCTCAGCAGATACGACCTCTACCAGTGCATTCCACGGAGTACGGATGAACATGTTACCCTGGACTTTGTTGTAAGCCTTCTTGCACTTGTCCAGCAAGCCTAGTGCTTTAAAGTCGTCCCATACGACACGGAACTCTTTTTCACCTAGCTTGTACGTCGGGCCAACAATCCAGTTAACGGTATCAGCGACAAACATCTTCGTTGTCATCTTGTGACCAGTAGACTGTGACTTACCCCAACGTCGTCCACAACAGGGGATACAGAACCTAGCAGTAGTATTGTGGATTTCCCACTGACCAGGGCTATGGGGAACGTAGCCGATACGCTCGAAAAGAACGTCTTGGTCAATACCTGCGTCGAGAACGCTCATGGGTTCACAGAGAATTCAAACGGCCCTACGATGGGCGTGTCAGGGTTGTCCACGAAACGAAGTCTAATCTCGTAGCGACCGGTATTCCACGGCCCAGGCATCGAAGTATCGACAAGGCAACCAGCTCGCATAGGCTTACTAACGTACGTTTGGATTGCTGACCAGTTCTGCATGAGCGTACCGGTTCGCTTGGCGTTCACCTTGAACTCACAGTTAGCAGTACTAAGATCAGAAAGATTATCCAAAGCGTCGTCGAGGTCAATTAGCAGTGTCTCCTTACTGCCGACCAGTACGTCAATCGTCATACCGCTCATACGTGCATCAACTCCTCATACCGCTCCGTAAGCTCAGCGTCGTAGTACCGCCCGAACAGAGTACCACCCCAACGCTTGTGTATGTCAAGCTGTGTCCAACGCTTGAACAGTAGGCCGGTGAGAGCATACAGAACGACCGGTCTGATATTGACGTAAACAGTGTCTTCGTCCTGTAGTGCTGCGATCGTGGTTTCAGAACCACTAACTTGGATATCGTAGTAGATAGCAGCATTATCCGTCCAAGCTGCAATCTCTGTACCGTTAGGCGTTAGAACAATTCCAACTGTAGCGGAGTCTCCGACTGTAAACTGGTTTTCTGTGCCCGACGGTGTGATATCAACGTATGGTGTGTTGGCGTCTGTGGACTCCCGATACTCAACGGCTGACGGTGATATAACGATGCCCACTGTGCTGGCATCGGTGAACTGTGCAATTTCTGTACCGCTCGGGGTAAGAAGTAGAACAACGATAGCTGCATCAATGGCTCCTAGAATCTCAACTGTCGTAATAGGCCGGATATCGACGTAGACTTCATTCGCGTCGAATACCTCTCTAAACTCTGTACCACTTGGAACGATATCGACGTACGCAGTAGCAGCATCCGTGAAGATAGCGATATCGTCAGCGGCAACCTGAAGATCGACGTAGACCGTAGCCGAGTCAACAGCGAGTAGAATCTCTGTTGTACTGACAGCCTGGATATCGACGTAAACCTCAGCAGAGTCCTGATTGGTCTGCGCTGGCGTATGTACGTCAGTACCGCTAACTTGGATATCGACGTATGCCTCTGCCGAGTCTGAACTTTCACGGAACTCTGTGCCGCTAGGCAGGATATCGACGTACGCAGTGTTAGCGTCGATAAATAGCGCGATATCCGCAGCAGACGGCGTAATGAGCACGTAGACCGTATTGGCCTCAACGTACTGCGCTATGTCGGCTGACGAGGGTGTGATTGTTACGGGCACAGTGGCGCTATCTACGAAAGCAGCCACGTCCACGCTTGACGGGGTAACGAGGACGGTTACTGTGCCCGTATCTATAAAGGCAGCTACATCGGCTGTGGCGACCTGAATGTCAACGTATACGGTATTGCTCTCAACGAACTCAGCGATCTCAGACCCGCTAGCTTGCAGATCGACATACACCGTATTCGTATCGGTAATCTCACGGAACTCGGTACCACTGGCCTGAAGGTCAACGTAGATCGTGTTGCTATCTACAGATTCCAGTATTTCAGTGCCACTAGGAGCAATATCAATATAAGCAGTATTAGAATCAAAGGACTCACGAACATCACTCCCACTTGGGGTAATGAGGACAAGCACGGTATTAGCGTCAACGAACTGAGCAATGTCAGCGGAGCTTGGTGTAATCAAAACCACCACAGTGTTGCTGTCTGTGATTTCCCTGAATTCAGTGCCACTCGGTAGAATGTCTACATACACCGTATTATCGTCAACAGCCTGTAACGTGTCAGTAGCAGAGGGAGTCACCGTGACCGTCACAGTGCCACTGTCTGTGAAGTCGGCTACATCGGTACTCGACGTAGTGATATCCACATAAACACTATTAGTGTCAGATGACTCCCTCTGCTCAGTTCCAGACGGCGTTATGAGTACGGTGACGGTATTGCTGTCAACGAACTGCGCCGTGTCAACACTACTGCCTGTGATATCTACGTAAACTTCGGCGGCTTCAATTGACTCTCTTAGCTCGCTACCCGACGGCAAGATATCAACAAGCACCGTGGCACTGTCAACGAACAGTGCAATATCAGAACCGCTAGGCTGTATGTCTACGAGTACCGTGTCTGTATCGCTGGACTCGCGCTGCTCTGTACCGGACGCCTGTAGATCGACGTAGACGGTATTAGCATCTACGAAGTCAGCAGCATCAGCACTTGTAACTTGAATATCGACGTAGACTGTGTTGCTTTCAACAGCTTCTAGTATGTCAGAACCACTAGGCTGTATATCAACGTAAGGAGTGTTAGCGTCTACGAACTGCGCTATATCGCTGCCACTAGGCTGAATGTCAACAGTTACAGTATTGCTCTCAACGAACTGTGCAATGTCAGAGCCGATAGCTTGCAAGTCAACGAGTACTGTGTTGCTGTCTGCGCTTTCGCGGGCTTCTGTGCCGGACGGGATGATATCGACGTAAACGGTTGCAGAGTCAGTAGTCTGGACACCACCGGCTGTGTAGATATCTGAACCACTTGGCTCGATATCCACGTACGGAGTAGTACCGTCTACAAAGACCGCGCTCTCTGTAAGAACGCTCAGTGCGAAGTTATCGGCGATAGCCGACGATCCGAACTCTTCCATCCCCATCCAGCCAGAGTCATAGGTATTGTCTACAACTCTGGCTATCTCGGTATCGACAGCGGAGCGCGTTCTGACTAGACGAATCGTATTACCGTGTGCGACAATCTTTACCGTGTCACCGGCCTGAAGATCGTTACCAGTACCAACCGTACCGGTTGCCAACTGAGTTAGGCCAACACCGTCTGAACTCTGTATGTACCAAGCACCGGGAGTGATTCTAAGCTCGTAACCCAACCATGAGCCGACAGGCTCAGTACCGCTACTGTCTCTAGTGCGGAAATTCAGGATTAGAAAGTCAGAGCCGGTTGGTTCGGCTACAAAGTCGAAACTTGCTTGAACGTTGTAAACAGCACCAGCAGGGATATAGTAGCCGCCATACCATGTAGCGGCAGCAGCACCCTTGAGCTGGTTGCTTACGATATTGAGGGCATTGTCGCCAAAGCCAGTGCCCCAATCTGCTCCTATTGATCCTCTGTTGAAGTTGTCACTGTACGTTACTACCGGTGAGACAACGTGAATGTCGATTGTAACCGTAGCTGAGTCAGTAGACTGAACACCAGCCGCAGTAGAGAACCCAGGATAGTCAGTCCATCTTTCGTAGATAAAACGCTTACGGACTTGCTCGGCTACGACAAGACCACGGCCACGACCGCTAGCGATATCGCTCCATTCTTCACGAGAAAGTCCTCTAAACGTATAAAGCATGGTTAATGCCTAAACGCTATTGCATCTGGTTCCCACTCTCCACCTTCCCAATCGTCGAAACGATTGCCTACAGCGGTTGAAGAGTAATCAGGGCCAGGAGAGCCTGAGTTGATCGCACTTCCACCATTGTCTACAAACGGGCCAAACACAGCACCGTTGTATATAACGGTAAGGGTAGTAGCAGTGCCTTGACCCTGAACATACAACTCAATATATGCATTGGCTACGTAGGTAGTAGAATAGTTCGCCAGTATCGTATGCCCACCTAGCTGCTTATCGAGAACGAGGTTATTCGGTGGTGCAGCCGAAGTGATAACAACACGGTAATACGTTCTTGCACCGCTAGCACATCTGACCATTGCGCCTGGGCCTTGTCCAGAACCTACGTTAGCGGATACGACCTTTACTTTGGAGTATTGATCGGGAAGCCATGCGCGTCCAGAGTAAAACGCTCCACAGTCGTTAGCATCCGTAGTGCTACTGGCGTACTGATTGGTACCGGCGATCTGTAGTGCCGACTCACCCGTAACGGTTGTCCATACTCCGTTCCCGAGTGGGTTCTCCGCAGCTCGGTTAAAGTCGTCAGTTGCTTTTGGTACCCACATCTATTAGACCAGGCTTTTGATGGTATCTACTGCTGGACGCTTACTACCATCGGGGTTGAATACACCGAATGATGCTTCGTAACCAGTGCCCCACGAAAGAAGGTGGTATACGTAGATATCTTGAATGTCGCCTCTAGAACGAGCTGTAGTGATAAAGTCCTTAAGGTACTGCGCCTGCTGTGATGCTGTAACTTGTACTTGATTGGCGCCTGTACCAGTACCAACGCTCCAACCGATTTCAGTCACGTAAAACGGTCTGACGGCATTACGCGCAGCTAGCTGTGACTTCACCTTGTCAACCGTTGCGAACGAAGGCGGTAGTCCCTTAGCCGCTGTGTAAGGATGAATGGCCCAACCGTCTACATACTGTGGAAGATCGGGAGCAGCGTCCAACATGGTAGTTACCCAGGGCTTCCACTGACCTCCGACAAGGTAGTCTCCACCGTTGGTCTGTGTAAGCAGTGGGACGTACGTCCTCACGTTAGGATATGTAGCCTTAATCGCCTTAGCAGTATCACGCATCTTGACAGACCACGCAGGAAGGTCTACTCCACCAAAGTACGGCTCATTGTCAAGCTCGCATTCTTTAAAGCGTGGATGCCTACTTAACCAGCTCAGCGTAGTAGCCTTGTCAATCTCGTTAGCGAGCAACAAAGGCTTCGCACCGTTGGCTTCGCACCAGTCGATAAATGCTTTAGCCTGTGCATCTGTAAGCGCATGGTCAGTACCCACACGCATGCACTGTGGCGCGCATTGCTTCGCTTTCGCACTATCAATGTTATTGCCAGGAACTAGACCTAGCAACTTACCTGTGGGTGGAGGTGCAGGGGTAGGTGCAGGGGTATGTTCGTCTTGAAGCCTACGGTGATCTTCTAGACCAACGAGTACCCTACCCAACTTAGAATAACTACTAATATCAGGCCTGTTTCCACCACTAAAATACTGAGCAATACTAACATACTCGTCGTTGTATGCGTTCTTGTAGGCTTTGGAAGGGTTAGCTTGGACATAAGCACTACTCCATAACATTTCGCGTAGTTCGGCTAGTGTGTCCATTAGTTGGGAACCTCAAGTCTGTTGGTATGAACCAGCATAGCTAGCTCTGTTCGATTATCAACGTCGTACAACGCCAGTAGTCTTAAGACCCTATCTTTCGTAGCAGGAAGTGTAATACCTAGTTGATCTGCAATCTCTTGATCTGTTTTTCCGTCAGCTATCAAAGGCAAGACCGCTTGTAGTGCAGGAGTAAGTTTACGCGCGTGTGAAAGGCGAGGATTCTTCACAAGCGGTGCATCGCGTAGAGCAGCTATTAGCTTATCGGGGATAGGACGAGAAAGAACGAGGTCGCGGATATTCACGCTAGTTAAGAGCCTCAAGTCTGTACATGTGGGTAGTGATGGAATACGCCGTAGCAAGCGACCACTGACCTGTGTACTGGAAGTACTCGTCAATGGTCATATCCCAAGTAGCAGCGGCAGGAGCCGATGAACCAGCCGAGCCTGCAAAGTTGAGCGCAGCGTTAGCAGCAGTAAAGGCACTGTGCCACGCAAGACCAGCTCGACCCATACCAAACACGGTACCGGCAGAACCGACCGAACGTGTGGTAATACCAGCGTCCCATTCCCACATGGTATTGGTCTGTGCAGTTGCATCAGCAGCCATAGCACCGGTAGCCATGATTGCAGTACCAGTGATGATATCCGTCGCTGCAATCCTGTGGCGCATTACCATCGTGGCATTCGTAGTAAGCGTAGTACCACGTCCACGAGCTTTAGCTGTGATAGTGCGACCAGGGAGGCCACCCGGCTGCATATAGTTCGCCGGAATCATCAGAGCAGGAACTAGACGCGCTTCTGACGATGACGATGCGATAGCGGTACCGTCTACGACAATCGCAGCAAGCAGTTCTTCGTAGCCCTGTCCTGCCTTAATCATCGGCATAGTACCGTCACGCGACAGACGTGCCTTCTCCAAGTTATTCACGATATGATCGGGCAACACGCTTAGCAAGTGCCCGTATCGTGCGAAGTCGATCATCGGCTCTCTAACACCGATATCGTCTTCCTCTCGGATATAGTCGTACAGAAGAGTACTAGTGCCTAGAGGCGGAACCTCGTCCTTAGCGAACCTACGAGGCACAAGCCGCCGATTCTTCCAGTCGAGGTCGAACAGGTGGCTAAACTCTTTTAGCTTCCTACGCATCATTGCCTCCTAAAACGGGCCAAACGTTCGACCGGAATATGCTTTCGCTGATCCTATCTGTTGGTAGCTGGTACCTGGCCTACCCATGAAGTCAGTACTACCCGATGCCAACCCGATATACCACTGTGAAGCGTACCAGTCTCTAGTTGCGTCACCTGAGTAGGACAACAACTGCACGTAGTCACTGTTGTCGGCTGCTTCTCCCACCTTTGTCGGGCTTGGCTGGTCTACCTCGTCAATCCTCCAATAACCGTTATACGTACCGGTCACGAAGTCTGATATCGCTTCTATCCATATCCACGTTGCTGGCGTATAAGTGTACGTACCTACGACAGCGCCACCGCCGGTGTAGAACGACTTGATGATCCCGTCAGAGCCAAGGTAGATACGCATTTCATCGTTGCCTGCGGTGCCTGGATGCAAAGCGACGATATGAAACAGGCCAGACGCAGGCAACGATTCAGTACGGAAGAAGAAGCCAACCCACGGAAGGCTAGTAACGATGTTCTTGCGTACTCCGACGTTACCACCAGCAGACGGGACTTTAAGCGACGTAGGTGTACTAGGTAGGACAACAGCAGTATCGCTTGTCGGAGAGCCGAAAACAAAGTCGTAGAACGTAGGTGTAGTGATTGCATGGTTGAAGTTATCAGGGCCATAAACAATCGTTGGCACTTAGACTCCTAGCATCGCCCTTGTAACGAAGTCACCGCCAGGAGGCAGACCTTCCTTGATCTGTCCAACGATGTTAGCACTGGCAGGCCAGCTAGCAACGTAGCTGCCCGGAGAACCGGAACGAGTCCAACCGATGCTACCAGCACTTGAGTTGGGATAAAGCATGCCACCGCCGGACGTAGCCCATGACCATGCAGAACCGGTAGTGATGCCGTCATCCTTCAGCCACACATCTTCAAGAGTAACCGGGATATCTCGGGTAGTCTGCAAGAGGAACGTACCAGTGCGTCCACCACCACGCATGTTGACCTTCTTGATCGCAACGGTGAAGCCGTCGTTACCACCCTCGTTCTTGAGCTGGAAGACCTTACCACCCTCATTGGGGTTGGCAACGTTCATGCAGTACGCAGTACCCATACCGACTTCAACTGCGCCGATAAGACCCTGAACCTGGAAAGAGTCGCTATGCTCGGCAGGCTCAGTAGAATCCTGTCCATCCCAAGCGAACCTAGACTCATGCCGGAAGTTCTGGTACGTAACCTTCGTATTCATACCAGCAGCCATTGCAAAGCAATCCGGCACAGTACTACCTCTAACGTGCATATGCGTGAACGAGATATGCTCAGGGCCAACACCGTCACTAGACCTAGCTCGCGGCCCACCACGCCAGTACGGTGAACCATCGTTGTTAGGCTTCGTAACTTCCCAAAAGCCGTTAATCACCTTGATGCGCTGTCCCGACCTTCCGTAGATCAGCAACGATCCAACAGTGCGCTTGATGTTCTGAAGGTCGATAAGACAATCGTTACCACCAGCCACCGGACTACCTGTACCGCCAAGAGTCTGCGTACTGGCCGGAACGTTCGTAATGGTCTGATAGCCGGTGCGGATAGCTGCCTCTGCAAACGGCAGTGAACCGACAGGCGGCGGATCAGGCGGTGGCGGTGAAGTATGCTCTGTAGGCTTAACTCTAACTTTCAACCTTGCTCCTAAGTCAGCGGCTTGTAGAAGGTACTGCTTACCAGTAGCACCGGGGATATCGACACAAGCCCCGCCGTTGATGTTACAACGCATCCACTGGTATTCGTATGTAAGGTAGCTAAGTGTAGTACTCCACTCACCGTCTGTAGCGGCTAGAGTACTACCTACCTTCTCGGTTCCAGTAACAACCGGGTTACTGATTCTAGTGATGCTCATGCTGCGATCACCCCTGTTGCTTCGCTAATGGCGATACCTAGCGGGTAACTGCCAACATCGGTATTGAACTTACCGTACCGGATGCACACAACCTCGTATAGCTTGTTACCCTTGCTAAAACGAACTGTGGTTTTTTCGACACCGTTCTTGTCTATCGCCGGCCCGTCACTGATATGTAGACCGTCAACGTAGAACACGTAGTAATCGGCATCGGAAGGTGGAGTCCACTCAAACGTAATCGTACTGTCGTTCTGCTCTTTAACTCTCAATTCCATGTTAAGTCACCGTATACCAGTAAGGCCCACGTCGCACAGTCTGTGAACCATCCTGAAACCAGACGTACAACGCATACTGTCCGGGCGTTAGTCCTGTATGGTCAACGTTGGCAACAACGCTCATACCTTGTGCTGTAGCTGCCACCGCACCTGCGTAAGTACCGTTACCGAAGATGAAAGTGCCTGCGTCGTCCGTCAACTCGAACTTACAGCCCGTAAGGGTAGTAAGCAGGCCGCGATGATCGGTAATCTCTACAACGAGTTCTTCTATTGATCCTGCGGCGACCGCAATACCCATGTTAGCTCTCCAGTGAAGCGGTTAGTTTCTACACCTACAAAACGATTAAAAGCTTGGTTTGCGTGAAAGTTGTGTCTAAGCAGACCTTGGCCGATGAACGTGCCTTTCTTAACTGGCTCTGGCTGCTCTTCTCCCGGTGAAGGCGGTGGGACAGGAGCCGGTGTCGAGTCGGCAGGCTGGATAATGCCCGTAGGGGCACTAATGGCAAAGTCTCCCTCATACCCGTAGGTAGTGAGGGAGACTCTAACCGTCGCGCTATCAGTACCGCTACCTGTTTTAAACTCTACGCCGCTAGGCGTAATGTCTACCAGTACTGTGGCGCTATCCGTATAGACTGTCACTAACCAGCCTTGATCGTTGCCGTCACCTTCTCGGTATCACCGACAGCAAACGTGCGCGTAGCAGCGGTGTCGGCTGCGACGTAGAGCTGACCAGCGTTAAGCGTGGTACCGTCCGAAATCACCCAAGAGTTCGCACCGTTGGGCGACGGGCCGGAACCGGTAAACGCACCGAACGTCGTCTGATCCGCCGTGCTGCTCTGACCACCGGTAGAGAACGTAGAGTCGAAAGTAGACGTACCCCAGTCAATACCGGCCTGGTTGATCGACTTCGCCACAGCCTGCCTAGCGTAACCAGCAGCCGTAGTCGAGCCAATCTCGTTAACGTTGGAACCCGACACAGTTGCCGACCAAACGCTGTTCCGCGCCATGTTGGAGCCGGAACCGACAACAGTAGTCGAAAGAGCCTCTTGCCACGTAGCAGGCGGTGTAATCGAACCTGACGCGCCAAGCACGTAGTCCGTTACTAGCTGGCTCATGCGCTGGAACACGATTACCGCATTGCACTCTCTGAGCGGGTCTTCTGTGTCCAACACCCCCACAGGTGGGGCATCATCGTGGTGCAGTGTGTACTGCTCTTGTTCGCTAAACACTGGCCCACTCCTTCTCATCCAACTCGCTACTCTCCTTCATCTGATACTTACTCTCATGCGGAGCAGGGTTATTGATGAGAGCATCCGTTAGCCCGCGGAGTGAGCTAACAAGGTTACGGATATCTACAGTGCCGTCTTTCGTGTGAGCCTTAACTGCCTCACTGACCTCATTGGACTTAACCATCTGATCCTCGCCGTAATCGCCTGGGTGCTGGTCATACACGAGGACGCGCTTAATGCGACTAGCAGGCGGTGAATTCGGATCACTCTGCAACGAGCGTTCACCACTGGTAGCCCGACGATGAGCCTCCTTGATTGCCTCTAGAGCCTCTTCCTTAGAATCGACGGACATAACGCTACTGTCGCCGTTCTCGTAGATCAGCTCGTAGTACACTTATACCTCCTCCTTCACGCTTACAATGTACTCCTGCTCGTTACAGGTGATGGAAACGTTAAACGGCCCGTCACCGAACTTCCCTCTAATCATGGTTTCGTACGCTAGGTACATTACTTCTCCTACTTGCCGCTTGTGAGCCTTTGGCACCAGTTCAAGCTGTTCACGAAAAATGCGTTCTGCCTGGTCGCGGAACACGCGATCAATGGTTATTACTGTTGGCTCGCTAAGTACCTTCGGCATCGTCGTTAGGTGCGCGCTTGGCTTCCAACAGGGCATAACTGACTTCATCGTGCTTAACGGTGTCAGTCAATGGAATGATCCCAAACGCGGCCAACTTCTCTGCCGCCTCGGGCAATGCAAACAACCCGCTTTGTGCGAGTTGCCGGTGTTCTGCATCTGAATGGGTACGTGCGTGTGTAAGGCGCCATTCAGTGCGCTTATGCAGTGCAGCTACAAGGTCGTCAGGCGTAGGCGACAAAAGGCGGTCAAGATCGCTCTGAAAGACCTTACCGCAAATACCACAGCCAGCATGGTTCTTGGTGGGATCGAAGATAAAGCCTTCAAGGCCTTCACGCCCAGGCATCCCACTTACCAGTACTAGGTGCGGTCTACGCACCAGCGGGCTTCTTAGCAGTTAGATCGCGGAGAAGCTTATCAAGCTCGTCCTGCTGCTTCTCACCCTTGAACAGCACATGATCCATGACGTACTTGGTAACGTTCCAACGCACGGCATCGGAGTCAGCATGTTCCATCAGGTGAGCAACGTTCTCGACCGCAGCAGCCGCAAGCTTGTCAAGACGGCCCTTAGCGTTGTCAATGATGATCTGCGTCTCTTCGTCCGTGAGCGTGAACTCAGCACGTCTAACGGAGTAATACTCCCTAGCGAGGTTTTCGAGTGTAGCGGCTTCGCCGGGATCAGTTAGGTCTTCTGCGTGTTCGCTCATAGCAGGCAGAGTACACGGCCTGTGGTTCCTGGGGGGATAAAGGGCATAAGAAGGAAAAGTTGGAAAAAGGGCCTCCGAAGATAGGTGGGGCTAAAACCACACGTACGCTCGCGCTGGGCATATAGTTCCTCTTGTTGGTTAGGTCATAGGTCATAGGAAAGGGGTAGGACATGGATGGTAGCAAGCATAGGATGGACACCGAGGCCAGGGGCATCCCTGCGGTGACAGCCACCACGGTCAGGGCTACCGCTCCCTGGACTAGCGGCCGAACCAAGGTTAGGCGCGAAGCCAAGGCTAAGCAGGCTCTAATGGATCGCCACGGCTTGACATCGGACATCGTTTACATGGCTAAGCCGGTCGTCCCTCGCACCGAACCACGCAAGCGCAACTATCGGAAGGCTTCGCCCGTCACCGTCACCTATCGGACGACCGCCAAGGATCTCGCACCCGTCTTCGCCGACTGAAAGGGTCAAGCATGGATATCACCGCTACCAAGTGGTTGAGTGTCGCCGTAGCACTAGCAGCGATACTCTGGCTACTGACAGGCTAGCCTGGCTAGCCAACGATCCGCCGTAACCCACGCTGGACAGGCATCCTCGGCAAGAGACATAGCCACGTCAACAGCGGTATACAGCGTACGACGGATCGTTGACAAGCCAGACAACAGATCGGAGGCCATACGAACATACGTTTGGAGTAGTTTGGGGAAGCTAGGAAAGCTAGGGAATAGATACAGTAACGTACTTCCAGTATAATCACATATCTATTCCCTAAACTACCTAGTACTAAAGAAAGGGGAACAGTCTTAGCAGATATAACAAGGTAAGCGAAGTTGCGGCACCTAAGCCCTGAATCCCTAGGAGGGAAGCCAAATGCCCGAATCGGTAACGATCACAACTGAGGACGGTAAGCAACTAACCGAAGGTGACCGAGCGTACAACTACTACGACATGAAGCCCGGTTACATCAAGCCAAACAGCATAACGATGCTACCGGATGCCTGGTTCGATTTCATCCATGACGACGGTACTAGAGCCATGTTGAACGGTGCTCGCATCTGTTCTATCGAGTACGCCAAGCGAAGGGGGTTCCGCGATGCTTAGACCTGAAGGTAAGAGCGTTAGCATCCACATCGACCTAAACGCCGACGAGTTTGATAGGCTACTGGCCGACACTGGTAACGCTGCTGAGTCTTACGGTGACGGATACCAACATACCGTGTTTATCGGTAGAGTGTTCGTACACCGCGAAGCCAAGCGCGAACAGGAACACGTCAGCGTGTACACCTACGACTACGACAACAGCATTATGGGCCGACGTAACCTACGCCTGGAAGGTGTCAACACTTCGCTGGAAAGGAAGGGGTAATCATGGACTTCATGCCAAGCTACGTTTACTCCGATGACGATACCCACAAAGTAAAGGCGCCTAAGCCAGTGCCGGAAGGGATGGTCAAGTGCGACGGTTGTAACGGTAGCGGTACCTACTACGGACGCGGAGCCGTGGTAAACGGTAAGTGGGTAGGGTTCTCCGGTGTCTGCTACCGGTGCCAAGGTAAGGGACACCAAACCCCGAAGGACACTAAGCGTAACCAGTACTACGACAACCACGTCAGGAGGTTCTAATGCCACTCACGCTTGAACAGGCTAAGCAACTGAAGCCAGGTGACGTTCTACTGAACGTGCATAACAAGCGTTGGAGAGTGAACGGCCAGGTCAAGCGTTGGAAGCGTAGCCCTGATCGAATCCGCATCCCGCTGAAGCATGGTTTGTACGCTTACGACTTCATCGACGAGTCAGACTTCAACAACGGGGTCTGCGAGTATCTCACTAAGGAGGCGTAACGTGGTAAAGCACAGTTACGAGGTTGTCCCTACTGGCTGGAAGCCAGGTGATAGCGAACACAACCTGCCATTCCTTCCCTTCGTAATGGAGGTACCGGCCTGGGACAACACACCGTCCGAAGAGGCTAAGTCAGCGCGACGTGCGTACTTCTCAGTCATGTCGCTGCTACGCATGGTAGCCGACGTTGAAGACTTCCAACTGTTTGACTGGACGGAAAGCTTTGGTAGGGGTGCTGAGCGTGACTTCACCGGTAAGGTGAAAGCACCGTCTATCTAACCACAGTGCAGCTAGCGAATCCTGTTACTACACACCGCGCAACGCGGAGCGCCAGGGCTAAGAGTGTGTAGCTAGCTGCCGAATGTTAGTAGTGTGAAGGGTAGTAACGTGATATCGAGGTTGCAAGCGTGTCCAAAGCGCAGCGTAAAAATAGCCTCTAGCCGACTACCCTTCACAGTGCTAACAACCGAAAGGAGGTGTAAACAACATGACAGCACTTACTCCCGATAAGATCGCGGAGCTGCTTAGCAAGGGCCGTGCTCGCGGAGCATACGATCCCATCCTTAGCCAGTTCATCGACAGTGGAGAAGCCGGTATCGAAGTTGAGTTTACCGGCACTCTCGCAGGTCGTAACGCGAAGCAGGTTAAGACTGGTCTGGACGCAGCGCGTAAGCGCACCGACGGTAACGGTAGTCTCGTCCATGCTGGTGCTCAGAACGTGCGTGTGATCGAGGCCGACGGTAGCGTGTATCTCATCAACACTACCGTTGTGACTGACGAAGAGGCTTAACATAACTAGCCTTGACAACAGCAACAACCCGTGGTAAGTTACTCAGTGTAAGGGATACGGCATAAGCCTACTAGCAACGTTGGGCTGGACACCGGGGTTCGTGAGCATACCGAACCGTACGCCGGAAACAGACATAGCAGGCGTCACGCGGTAGCACCGTATCCCTTACAGTAACCAACGAAAGGACAACAGCCATGAGTAACACAGTCCTACTGCATGAGCGCGAGGCTAACGGCCTAACGGTTGAGATGTACGCCGAGATTCATTCTCGGGACAACGCCGATATCACGCTGCTCATCATCGAAGAGGCTGGTACCGGGTTTGCACTGAGAACCCGTAACGGTGCTGAAGCACTGAACATGTTTTACCACCCGTACCTGTACGACACTAGGCGGGCACAGTAATGGGACTACGCACACAACAGCTAGCAACGGTGTACGACGTAGACCCGTATCGTGCCGAAGCTTTCGACATGCTGCTTAGTAGTGCTACGCAGCACAGAACCGATAGGCAACGTGCGGTCATGGCTTTCGCTGCTTGTCGTAATGACAATGAGCGCAGGTTCGTACGCCGTATCTTCCTGCTAAAGCGCGAAGCATGGATCGACGGCATGTGCGCTACTCAGCGTCGTTGGCAGAGTACAGTCAGTAAGAACCCTAAGAAGGGCAGACACCACGATTCATGGGCTATCCGCGAACAGTACATGCGGTGTCAGGGTAGCTACCATGACTACATGGCATACGCCAAGGAGGTTAGAGATAATGCCTAATACCACCGGCAAGGTGAAGGTTGAGGTTATGCCGGTTTACAAGGTGATCGTGCGTAACGCACGGGATATCATCGAAGGTCGCATGGAGATTGCGGCTACTAACCGGTACATCGCAGAGTTGGCTGGTAACGATTGGGCCAACAGACGAGGCATGACAGGCTTTCGTACTACCGTTATTCGCAAGCGTGAGTACGGTGAGTGGGCCAAGGTAATGGTGGCGTCATAATGGGTAAGCGCAGGTTCATGGGTGAAACATGGGGCTACTACCCCGACGGCACTCAGACACGTAGCACAAGCAGGCTAGGTAGTGCTGGTGTCGCTAGCCACACTAGAGGGTGGAACCTTGGCATCCACGTTGAAGGTGAGCCGTTGCGTCCTGACGGTAAACCACACGAAAGCTTTGACCACTTCACGATCAGCGTTACAGGTGGTAGCAATGCTGAATCACCTAAGCGCATCGTGTTGGAAGTTTGGGAGGATAGCGAGGGTATCCA